CGGCTCTTCAAACCCAACTTGACGCGAAGCAACCGAGCGGGAGCTACCTGACCACCCTTCCTAGCCAAATCAACGTTAACTTGATTGCGGACGGTACCGTGAACAACACTGAGCTTCAATACCTGAGCGGTGTCACATCATCTATTCAAACCCAACTTGACAACCTGGCCGCATTATATGCTACATAAACTGAAGCAGGCTCGGTTGCACAATATGTTGATACCGGTGTAAACGCAATTGCAACAGTAGCGATGGGACAATAATTGCTGGATGCTCAAAGGGGTCTTATCACGATGAATACGTCAAAGTTTTTCAATACAACAACGAGAGTCTGGATTGGGAACTAATGGGTCCAAGGCTTGAGGTGGCTACCAAAAATGCAATATATGGAAGATTGTCACTCAGTGCCGATGGTAAAATACTGCCGATGGTAAAATAACATTAGGACCATTAGCAGGAGGGTTAGTGTTAGTTTTAGTTTTAGTTTTAGGCTTAGGGTTAGGCTTAGGGTTAGGCTTAGGCTTAGGCTTAGGGTTAGGCTTACCGCGTCTTCCAGTCCACTGCGTCAAACTTCAATGATGACATTTCGCTGGCTTGCTGATGCACTCCGATTTCGTCTCCCCATTTGTATGGGGGCATGCGTTTCCTTTACCCACCTTCTCCCGAGTTATATTATACGTGTATTTCTTACATTCCTGTCTTTCTTTACATTTTCCTTCAGTCGTTACAACTGGCGACAAGCTCCAGTGACCAATGCAATCGACAGGACAGATCTGTGTATTGCAATCCCTTGTTTCCTTATAAGGTTGAGTACATGCTCCATACGAATCCTGCGATACTATTAATTTCTTCCACCATTCCGTGGTGCCACCACCACACTTTTTTGTGCACCCTGGAGGGACCTGCTCGTACCAGTCGTCGCTCAGTACACAATCTTGAGGAGTAGTGGTCACCTGAGCAGTGGTCTCCTGAGAAGGGCATGCACCCGATACAGGCTTACTCAAGCAAGTCTGAGATTGTTCTTCTTTGCATGCTCCACCAATCTTAGATTGCTCTGTTACATTCCGTTTTCTTGTCTTGGTTCCCCACGTTCCACACGGAGCGCTACAGTCACTCCAGGGCCCCCATGCACCCACGCAATCTTTCGGGGTAGTATCGGCAATATCTAGCTGATTATTTGTTTTGTTCCCAACCTTCTGCACATTAACATTAGGACCATTAGCAGGAGGGTTAGTGTTAGTTTTAGGGTAAGGCTTAGGCTTAGGGTTAGGCTTAGGGTTAGGCTTAGGGTTACCGTCCCTCTCTCTCTTTTTGTAGTAAGCAAAAAACAGCAACGCAAAAATCAATATCAATAGTGTTGGCTTCATTTATAATAGACTCATACAATTTATTCCATACACTTTTTTACACGATACCGCGTCTTCCAGTCCACTGCGTCAAACTATACAGGGAAAGCCCGTGGTGTTGGGTGGCCGTGTGGACACTAGGCCACGAGCTTTTCGCGGACAGTCTGCCTCTCCGTCATCACGCCATCAATCATGACCTGGATGGTGTAGTACAGCGGGGGCGATTCGTGGTGAACCTTGATGATCTTAGCCGTGTGGGGGGTGCCGTTTCGGTAGTATGTCACCTCCTGACCGTGGGCGAGGACATACAGAACACACTCCTCCTCGCCATCATCCTCGCCATCCTCCTCCATGATAGCAGCATCCTCAGGATCGTAATCGCCGTCCCATGTCCAGTTGTTGTCGTACTTGTTGTCGGACGTCAAGTGGTGTGCCATGTACTCGGGCAGACCGAAGTTAGCATCTTTCGATCCGAAGATGGGAAAGCGCAGTGTCGTACCGTTAGCCTTGTACGCCAGGGGGATATCCAGCTGTTCCAGATAGAGTGCAACGAGACTGTCCAGCACCTCCTGGAAAGCAACGTACGTCGTGTCGCCCACGCCCTCGAATGTGTAGTCCGTCATGAAGCCCTCATCCTTAGAGAACAAAGACTTCGCCTCGTCAAACGACACGTACTTTGGCTCCTTAACGGGCGTCACATTCAGAAGCCCGGCGGCGAAGTGGACGTCGCCAGCAATAGGAAACATGCGTTCAGCGTGTTCGCTAATCGTCACGACCTTCGCCTTCAAATCGGCAGCCACATACTTCTTGATCTCGGGGATCAAGTGAGCATGGTCTTCTTGGCAAGCAACCCTGGACACAGAGGGCATGTGGGCACGCGACTAAGAGCGAGTGGGTTGAGCCGCGCGGGTTCTTGTTGGTGATCGCCCCCGCCCGATCTGACCACAAGGGATACACATGTGTACCCCTACCGAGGCCGGCCTGCGGGCCAGTGCCCCCAAGCGTCTTGCTTCTTCTTTCTTCCCTTAACTTAAAAAGAGAAACAAGAACCAAACAAGCTAGGGGCCCTTCTCCTCTCTGCCCATCAAGGAGTACACATGTGTACCCCAACTCAAGTCATGTCCGAAGCGCGCTACAGTACCATCCCTGACGACCTGAGCGGGCTGTTCGACCACATCCAGGTCGAGGCCGCCATGCGTAACAAACTGGATTGGCTTGAGAACAAAGTCAGGGAGTTCCTCAAGAACAAGCCAGCCTACAACGAGATGAGCAAGTTCCTTGTCGCCACCCAAGATGAGATTCTTGGCGCCGGCGCCGGCGGGGGCTCGCGGAAACACTCCGCTCGTTCGCTTCCCGTTTCCGAACGAAAGCATGGCCAAGAAGTAGACCAGGGTCGGCTCGTCTGCTTGTGATCGGCTCGTCGGCTTGTGATCGGCTCGTCGGACCGGCGGGAGGGTGTGACACTGGGTTTTTCGAAAAGAATGAACAGGGATTGAACAGTACTTGAGAAGAGATTTTGTAATTCATTTTCTGTGCGTATGTTAACATGACCACTACCGTGGATAACCTCGATATGTCTGTAAAATACATTTTAGGACGTCTTGGCTTTGATAAAACACTCCCATGGTACGAAGAAAATACTCTCACCCCTGAACTGATAACTCATGAATCATTGATGACGGAAACTGTACCTTCTGATGTACCTTCATTGATGCAAGGAGGAAAAATAAATATAAAGCTAAATGAACGTGGTTTCGACAGTAACGGCAAGGAAACAACAAACAATCCCGTAATTACAGCAAGAATAAGATCACCTTTAATTTCTGTAAACAAATATGGTAATGATGAAGAAGGGTATTATGTATTCACAAATGAAAAATTAAAATCATCATGTAGAAGGTTTGGTTATGTTGTAGAAGTACTAAAAGAAGAAAATACAATAGAGGTAACAGATAACAATTTTCATATTGTAAATAATCACATATGTTTCACGAACTACAAATGGTCAGAAAATGATTCACTTTTTGTGTCATTCTACGAGTATACAGGTGTCAGAGGTGTCAGCTCTGTTGTGAACGTTACTAACACTATTCAAACTGAAACGACTGAAACTCCCGTACGATTTGAACTCACAGTCAATAAAAGTGATGAAATTGAAGAGGGTATAATAAACTTATTTTACACCGAGGGTAGATTTGCAAATAGCTTTCAAAACATGACTACAGACGACCTACCAAAGGGTAAAAATACACAAGAGTACGAACTAAGTGTAGGTAGGTCGATAGAGAAATCACTTGAAAGCATTCCACAATATCTACATGAATTGTCAGTGTCACAAACCTCACAGCATTTCAACCACGATACATTCTCTTTCTTTTTTGCACAAGTACTCGCAACAATATCTTCTGATAATTTGAGTGAGGGTTCAGATAACAAATATCTTTCGCAAAAGTCTTTTTTAGATCTAATAAATGATTACGAGCTACTTGAAACAAAAATGATAAAAGAATCTCCGGAATCATTGTATTTCACAGACACTAGGGCAAAACAAGTTTTTGATGAGGCAATTCTTTCTCTTGATGTTCAAAATGTAAGAAATGCAGTAAGTTTAGATAAACATTATTCACTTGAACTGTCAGTTCAAAATATTAATGACAGCATCCTAAGTATAACTACAGATGATGTACATGAGGGATCCAAGCTTTACTACAATGAGGATAGAATCAATAACCATCCATCGTTCATTTCTGTAAGCAATATGTTGAACAGCATTACATACGAATATCTAACATCTCCTTTACCAAACGACTCATTACCAGTAACAAACTCTTCCTTAACACCCCTGCTGGAAGGGTGGCTTTCTGAAAAAACGTTAGAAGATATCAGCGATGGCGATACCAGAAGGTTGATCTCCGAACAAGAAATGAAAGATGGTTGGGTAATGCTGGAAAACAAGATTCCAGTATCTACAGACGACCTGAGAGAAGGAGAAAACAGATTCTTCTCTGAAAACTTAGTGACAGAAGTACTCAGAAAGTCCAATGTAGATTTGTTACTACCAGGAGAGGGATCATTTACACCCGAAAAGGCAGCCTCGGAAGCTCAGAAATTGATAAGTGATTTGACTCTGGATGATTTGAAAAATGGAGCAACATACCAAAAACTATCCACCGGAGATGTACACGACATAGTACAAGATAGTATACAACCATTGATTGAAAAAGACAACATCTTTTCTGAACATTTTGCGACAATAGACTCAAACCTCGCGACCAAAGACGCCAAACTGCAAAGCAACGAAGGTCGATTGACGACTGTAGAAAAGAAGCTTCCTGTCTTATCAGAAAGCTTGGTGTCTGTTCATTCAGTATTGAATACACTCGAAACTGATTCCATACCAGAGGGCAACAACCTTTACTTCACAAACGAACGTGCACACACCGCGGTTGCAAACGTGTTGACAACAGCAGAAGTTGTGGAATCTGACTCACATCTTTACTTTAGTACAGATAGATGTTTGAGCGCGTGTCAATCAACGTTTGTTTCTACATACCAATTGAGCATATCAGAATCAAACGCTCAATCAACTTTGAAAAATGAAATACATCCACTAAGTGTGCAAATCAACAAAACTCACAATGATTTTATTACTCTCAAAGAATCATTCAATCAATACCAAACGAGCAGTAGTAGGGACATTACTGAACTATTCACTGTTGTTAGTGTTTCGTCTTCGATTGTCGATTCTCATATACTTTCCGTATCAAAAAAACATGAAGAGCAAAATACCCAACATGAAGAGTTGTCCTTGTCATTGCTCTCGCTAGCGGGAGAGTTGAGTGCTTCAAAAACATCATTAAATGATTCTATAATCCTAATAAACAATAACGCTACCTCACTTCAGGGATCATTGTCCGATACTCAAACAGAGTGTACCCTCCTGGAAACATGGAAAGAAGAAACAGAGATATGGAAGAATACCTTGAAAATTGATGCCAATGATGTGATAGAATCTGAAAGCAAAATGTTTTTTACAGAAGAACGATCACTTAGTGTCAACAAAACTCTCTATGATAGAATTGGAACAATAGAACACAATTTTACCGCTATGCAAACATCATCAGCAACATTGAGTGATGACAGACTAAAATCACAAGAAACTCCTATCGTGGATGGTCTACCAGTGATAAATGCGTTAGTCCCATTGAGCTACAAAATGGTTCTTTCGCTTGGTGCCCCTGAATCAGAGTCATTTGATGATGTTGGGTTCATTGCACAAGATGTAGCTCAAATACAGGTCTTGTCACATGCTGTGGTTCCAGGAAGTGAGACGATACCATTCTCTCTTGATTATCATAGTATAACAACTTTCACGGTTGCTGCATTACAAGAGCTGACTCTCAGTGTTTCCAATATAAACAACAAATCAACAGATGATATACAAGAAGGAAGTTCAAACAAATTCTTAACTTCTGATAATTTGAAAACAGCATTAGCATTCGTAACTACTGATTATTTATCTCAAGGAGCGACCAACAAATACAGCGAAGAATATGTTGGAGTAAATTTAAAACTAGAAGAGTTCAAATTGTTGTTACAGCAAATAGATACCGATAGCATACCTCAAGGGTCGATACACTTGTATGATCAGGCGACTATAATAACAACTGATGATGTACCCGAGGCGAGTAATCTTTACTTCACCAACGAACGATGTGAAATTGTCATGAATAATGTTATTAATTCTCTAAATGTAAATAACATTGCTGAAACAGTATCAAAGGGATTCTTAACACTCTCACGTCTATTGCACGAACTCAAATTCGTAACTGCCGATCACATTGGAAATGGTATCACTAACCGATTCCTCAACACAGAAACATTTTTGGACCTACGAATAAATACTGATTCAATACCAGAAGGATACACAAACCTATATCTCACCCAAGGGCGTGTAAGAGAAAGCGTGCAAGGTATGTCCATTGACGATTTCATAGACGGAAATACGAACTTGTTCTGCACACGAACAGCAGTTAATTTACGTATGAATTCACTTGATACCAACTCACTCCCTGAAGCCCCTGGAAAGAGATACGTTTCAAGAGATGCATATTTTGAGCTCAACATATCCGTTGGTGACGTACTTAGCCACGAAACACTCGCACGCAGAGATGAAGTAGAACAGTCGCTTTCACTCACGAGTTTGTTTCATACCGAACAGCTTGAAACTGCTATATACATATCGGACCTCAAATTGAGTACAGCAGCACACGAACTCAACACAAAAATAGACACGGTAGATGTCGTATTAACAAACAGTTTGAGTATTTCACACAATATACTATCATCAAACATTGAAAGCACAAACTCGGAACTAAACAACACGAAGTCGGAGCTCAATAATACAAATTCGGAACTTAATGTATCTAACATCAAAATCAACTCAAATACTCTCAATATTGATAATATATACGCTATACTATCTGTAAATGAATCGAATATACAATCAAATGAACAATCAATAAACACAAAATCAAATGAAATTCAACACAACAATAATAAAATATCTGAAATAGATCAATCATTAAGCGTCAACATATTATCAGTCTCGAATGTTATCAACACACAAATACTATCCGTCTCAGACATAATTGATGTGAGCATACTCTCGTTGTCTAACGAAATATCGACCGTGACCACGGGTGTAAGTGAATTGACTACAGACGATGTTCCAGAATCAATGACTCGCAAATACGTTAGTGCCAGATCCATGCTCGAAATGCAAATATCTACAGACGTAATAGCACAAGGAGAAGGTAACAAATATACCACAGTGCAATCAGTGAAAGATGTACTAGCTAGTTTAACAACCGCAGATCTTCCGGAGAGTGAACTCAATCCATACGTTTCAAAATCCAATATCATTGCTACACAACTGAAACCCAATGAACTAAATGAATTTTCCCAATCAATCGACAATCATCTGAACTCGATTTCATCCGACAAATTGCCGGAAGGCACCACTAATCTGTATTTCACAAACCAGAGGGTACAAGACGTCTTACAACTTACTACAACTGATGATATTTCAGAAGGGGGCAATAACAGGTACTTCTCAGACGAGCGTGTTCGCCATGCCCTCTCGACTGCATCAACAGATTACATTGCCGAGGGACAAAATAAGTATTTTACTAGTGAACGCGTAGAGACTGTCATAGCAACATCAAGCTCTTCCGACATCCGAGAAGGTTCGAACCTCTACTTCACAACAGATCGAGTCATTCAAACACTATCGATTGCCACAACGGACTCTGTTCCCGAAGGAACTTCGAACAAATACTTGACTAGGCATAACGTTCTCTCCATTGGATTGGACGTAACTGATTTCAATGATTCATCTAATTCGCTTTTGACCAGGGAAACGTTCTTGTCTCAAGTCAGCGCGCATCTCACAACTGATGAAATTGCTGAGGGAAACAACAAATTTGTGTCATCAGACTCCGTACTTCAAGTGATGAATGGATTCACAACAGACCAGCTATCGGAGGGATCCAACCTCTACTTCACGGAAAACAGAGTCAACCAAATCATTGACAACTCTTTTGCGCAGAAATTTGACTCCACACTTCAAACAAAATCAACAGACAACGTATCTGAAGGATCCACGAATTTGTACTTTACAGAAACTGCCTTGACACAAACTCTCAACGCTGCTCATTTAATAGGTACAGGCATCACTCCAGAGGATATTGGAGCAAGATCAAGTTCTCTCTCGATACACTCTTCAGAACTTGTAGAGGATGAGTCTGCATTGTTCTTTACATCAACTCGTTTTGATTCTAACTTTCAAAATAAAACTACAAATGACCTTCAAGAAGGTGATAATAACAAGTATTTCACATCAAACAGAGTGATACAATCAATACAAACATTAGGTGATTTGTATGTATCTCTCATATCCGATTCACCAGGTGAACTAGAGGTACAGATAATCATTTCAAAAAATCAGATATTAGGTGGAACTATTGAATTGAAACTTGCTGATACCACTTACAAAGAATTAATCTTTGATGGAACAACAACAGTGTCAGAGGTAATCACAAAATTGAACCCAGGACCAATGAACGTTACCACATTATTCACAAGTAGATACGGAACCAAAACTGACAATCAAACTGTCATGATTTCGGGAAACACACCTAACATCCAAGAGATAATTTTCATAGAGAGTATGCCTGGGTTTGCAAACCAGGTGAAAATAACTCTGGGTGGTCATGGAACTTGTGATCTCTCTATATCCTCCAACAATTACACCATAAAAAACGAAAGTCTCAACCTATTCGATACAAATGAAATTACGTTTGATTTGAACTGTATTTTTGACTCTGTTACATTTGTTTTGAAACAAAGCAATGTTGTCGTAGATTCTTCAATCAAAAATATGACACTCGGACTGATACTATCAATGACAAATAATTTCACTATAATAACAAATTCATTGTTCAATGCACTTGATACTTCACCCTTCAACGGAATCGACATAACAATCGAAGATGATTCAAGAACACTCAACGGCAATTTGTTCCACTCAACACGCCACCCGCTCGGTGCTATAATATCCGCTACACAAAATGAAGTTGTGTACGGAGTTTCTACTGGAATTCTAAAGGTACAATTGACATCCCCAGTGATACCAATATTTCTTTCATTAACACCTTTGAAATCATCATCTTAAAGGATTCATACACACCACTAAAAATAAATCACAAATGGTTAAAGTCACCAAAACTACCAAAAACTACCACCAAACCACAAGTCTCCTCCTTCGGACGATTCAAATCATCTCCTTCCTCGACCTTCAAACCCGACCCGCCAACTCCGACCGGATGACAAATGTAGTGAGTCCATAAATGATCAAGTCTTTTTTCCAAAGGTATTTTTTGGAAAAATATTTTCTGATTTTTTTTAAGATTTCTGTTGCCCCCCCCCCCTCTATTTTCTTCGCGAAAGATATTTAGAAAATAATATTTCAAGCATCGTGGTAGGAGAGATACCAGTGGTGGTGTGTCAGGAGAAAAAAAACGCTTTAAAACAGTTTTGAAACTGTTTTAAAGCGAAGAAAAACATAACACTGTAGTAATGAGTCACGTTTACAAAGAGGCTAGAGTTTGTGTATGTGGGTATACTACAATAAATAGAGGTAATTGGTCAACTCATAAGAAAAGTTGTTCCTCAGTGTCATCTGGCGAAAAAGAATTGATAAGCACTCTCAAGCAGCAGCTAGCTTCAAAAGATGAACAAATGAGAAAACAATTGGAAAAGAAAGACCAACAGTTAGAGGCAAAAGATCAACATTACCAAAAGGAGTTAGCAACCAAGGACGATCAGATCAAGGAGTTGATCCAGGTGACGAAGCGGCCTCGTACCGTGCACAATACTACAAATAATAACCGTTACGTGGTGGAGCAGCACATCAATGTGTTTGGCAAGGAGTCAATCGACCATATTTCACACGAGCAGATCCAGGAGCTACTGGCCGATCCAGCTAATGCCGTGCCTCAGTTCATTAAGCTGAAGCACCGCAAATCTCCTGGAGGTGTGAACAAGAACCTGTGTATCCCCAACCAGAAGCGTGCGATCTACCAGGTGGTGGTATCGGGCGAGGGCGAGGAGAAGGAGTGGGAGAACAAGGCAAAGGGAGAAGTGCTGGAGCAGCTGTACGATGATAACTCGGGTCACCTGGAGGCGGAGGCGGATGAGGAGACTCGAGTGGGGTCTCGGTTCCTGGACCATCAGGAGAAGGTGAAGGCGAGTGTGGGTGGGGATGATGGTGGCAAAAGGTACAAGGAACAGTTGGATAAGATCCATTGTGTGATTACATCATAAATTGGGTAAGTGACACATGTGTAACCCTACTCAAACCCGATCGAGCAAAGCCGACCGACCACCTTGCGACAATGCCATGGGTCCATGAGGACTTGACTACGGAAGCCGAGGTCATGAAGCATTTCCCAGCAGCAAAGATATACGCAGGGACGGATGCTGGATTCAACAAGTTCCGTCAAAACACGAAGTGGGATTCATATGATCCATTCTCTAAAGGCACCGGTGGTGCGGCGTGGAGACTTGAAAACGCCGGTGGACCTATCAAGATCTACTCCAAGTCTGCGGGACCGTATTCACGTGGGAGGGCGTTCACACGAGATGCTCTCACGTGGTTTGGTGACGGTATGATTCAGATGTCACTGCCATATCACCCCGGGTCACACACCGCTCACGAGTACATGGTCCCGAAAGGCGACGACAAGACTCACAGAATTCGGGTTGTCATCCAGTTTTGGGTCAGTGACAATCTCAAGGAATGTATCAGATTCGATCTCGGCTGGTTCCGACCCGTACGGAAATGGATCCAGGGCGCGTTCTGGAAGGTCCTCTTGGTTAAGATCGGTTCCGAACTCATCGAGAAAATCAACGTGATGATTCAGACCACGATTCAGACTTCGCAGAAGGAGATCACTGTGTTGAAGAAGAAACACGACAAAGAGATTGCCGACAAAGATGAAAAGATCAAGGACCTCATAGAGCAAGTCGCCAGTTTGTCAACTCAGAACCAGAAACTCAAGGGCAGCAACAAACGGTTGCGTGACAGTCTGAACGAGACGAAGGGTGAGCTGGAAGAGGCCAAGGCTCAACTGAAAAAGAAACAAGATGAGGATAGTGGTACATCACGAGACGCAATCATGATTTCTCGTTTGAAGCAGAATTACAAGGCTCTGGAAAAGGAGTACAAGGCTCTGCAAGAGGAGTGTCGCAAGAAGGATAAGGAACTCATTGAATCACGAGATGATAATTTGAGGACTCAAGTGATGCACGATGACAACCTTTCTTTCAAACCACCACTGGAATACTGCAAACAGGCCAGGCGTGTTAAGTGCCCGCGTGGTGAATAGGCTTTACCACAGCTTCAGTGTTAACTTTAAACATTACTCATCACATTATGAATCTTGTCTAGCTGTTCTTTGTATTTTCGGCCGCCATCTTCCCCCCCAGCACTCGATTTTATTCGTTCTTGATGATCAAGAAACTCAGATCCAATTCTCGTTTCCTCATCTGCTTGTGCCTCCAAATGTCCACTATTGTCATCATAAAGCTGTTCCAAAACTTCTCCTTTTGACTTGTTTTCCCATTCCTTTTCATCACCTTCCTTCACAACAACCTGGTATATCGCTCGCTTCTGATTAGGTATACGTAAATTCTGATTTACACCACCTGGGGCCTTGCGATGCTTCAACTTTATAAACTGAGGTACCGCGTTAATTGGGTCGGCAAGTAACGCTTGTATTTGTTGTTGTGAAATATGGTCAATTGACTCTTTTCCAAATGCATTTATGTGTTGCTCTACCACTATTTTATTGTGAGTTGTGTTGTTGGTAATAGTCCTAGGCTTTTTAATAAGTTGCTCTATTTGTCTATCTTTGGCGGCAAGCTGCTCCCTGGCATCTCTCTTTGTCTCTTCCAGTTGTTTTTCAAGAGATGCAATGCGGACGTCTTTCTCAGACTTCACCAGACTACATACTTTCTTGTGTTTAGACCAGTTACCGGCATCAATTGTTGAATATCCACACTCACACACCCGGGGTTCCTTGTATGTAGTTCTTGGCATACTATAATTTACTAGCACATTTTTGTCTTTAAACCTTGTACAAGGCTTGTACAAGCCTTGTACAAGGTTTGGTTTCTCCTGCCGGAGTTTTACTTGTTAATGTCCTTGTAAATTTCTTGAATATTGACCAAAAATGTTTAAAAAAAGCAAAATGCAGGGGGGGGGGGGAACCCAAATTTTGATTTTTTTTTCAACTCAATTTTTTTTGGGGGGGAAATTTTTTTTTGAGTTGAAAAAAGTTGATCAAGATTTTTGAAAAGGTTTTTCCGAATTTGTATCTTGAAACCCACCCGGTATCAGTGGGAGGTCGTCCACTCATTGACTCCTAGGGGAGGATGGGGGCAGGCGGTATAAGGATCAGCTGGATAAGATACATAATGTGGTAACGAATCTATAGGTACCCGTTAGGTGCGCGTTCGATAGAGATACGCCATAAACAGAAAAGAAATAGTTCAGTAAGGTAAGTGAATATATGGATTCAAAAAAATTTGTGGAATTGTATAAAACAAAAGGCGTATCATCACATTTGTGCATAAAAATTATCCAGTCGGATCCGAACATTTTACTGTCCTGCTGCCGCACCCACGTCCATAGAACCTATTAAAGATAGGTGTGACCAGGTGGGGGGAACGCTCACCCGTACCGGGCGGGGTAGTTGTAAGATTTATGTGGAAGACCAACTCAAAAGTTGGTCGGACTTTTTGGGGCCCGAAAAAAAATCCCAGATGCTAATGGCCAAAATATTTTTTGAGTTTTACATTTTCCTTTGCCCCCCCCCCCTTCTTTTCTACGCGATATCTTATAAAATATTATATTATAGCCCCTTTTGGTAGGAGAAGTACGAGTGAGATAGTGGCAGGAGAGAGATGGGATGTACCTGGGATACGCCAATCCCAGGTACATCCTATTAAATACAAGAAATGTGTGGTATCCAATAGAACAAATGCCCACTACCAAGTATAAAGATGCACGTGTATGTGAATGTGGATACTCAACATGTCTCCCGGGGAATTGGTCACGTCACAAGAAAAGTTGTGCACTCGTCCCTAACGAGAAGGACGCTCGTATAGCATCGCTAGAACGTGAGCTGGCAGCAAAGGACGAGCTACTTAATGAGCAACGTGAGGATCTCAGAATGTTTGAAAAATTACTTGCGGAAAGGTTTACTGAACTTCAAGATGAAGTGAAGCAACTCCGCAAGCGCAAAAGAGCAACCCGTATCAACAGATCAGAACCAGAACGACGTAAGATCGCCGAAAGGCAGAATTGGAAGTGTGCAAGTGATACTTGTGATTTGGCTGGCAAATTAGAGGCATACGATTTGGATCACATTGTACCACTTTGGAAGGGTGGCGAAGATACAGAGGACAATCTACAGGCACTTTGTCCTGCATGCCATAGGAAAAAAACCGATATGGAACGCGTGGAGAGAATGCAATCATAGTTCCGGAACTCAAAAAAATTCCAAAAGTATTTTTTTGAAAAATATTTTTGGAGTTTTTTTATTTTCCCTTGCCCCCCCCC